CAATGACGATTGGCCTGCTCATGCCCCGGTAGGTATGTGGCTAGAGTACGGTTTAGTCAATGATTTCATGCGGGAATGGTGTCTGCGGAAAGAACAGTTGAAGAATGGGGAGATTTCCGAAGACGAGTATTTTGAATGGAAAATCAACTGGCCTGCTACGAGTAGTAAAGTCGATTACAATGGAAAAGATGATAAAAAATGCAGTTACCAATGGAAAAGGGGGTGAATATATATGAATTACACGTCTGAAATAGCTATAAGTTATTCCCAAGATTCCAATGAACATGTGGAAATGGTAATTTCATTTGCTAATTTCTTACGAGAGAATGGATACGATTGTTCTATGGATCAATTACTCAAACAAACATCTACATCTATAGATTTTAACGAAATGATGCTTAAGTTTATTCCTAATGCTAAGAAAGTTATTATAGTTCTAACTCCCGAATACAAAAGGAAAGCAGATCTCTTTGAAGGTGGTGTAGGTAAAGAATATAGGTTCATAAACGATGATATAACACAAAATGAAACTAAGTATATTCTTGTCACTTTTACCTCCCTATCCATTATATCAATTGATAAGTTATTACCACATGGATTAAAAGGACGCGAAGTCGTTGATTTGACAATGGATTCTCTTAATAAATATGAACTACTATTTTCAAAATTGTCAGACAAACCCATATATGACTTTTCCCCTGTTAATTCAAATAGAACAACAGTAAACACAAAAAGGATTACACAATTTCAACCAACTGTTTATATTTCAAAACAAAGTATATTTAAAGAGATTCAAAAATATCTAACCGAAAACAAACAATTGCTTATGCAATACGGTCCAGCTTCTTTAATTGCTACCAAAAATCCTTTGTCAGATGCAATAGATATATGGAATACTTATAAACAAAATACTATTATTCCAAATAACCGCAAAATAGTCAATTTGCTAGACAAACATTTTTCTCTGCTTTCAGATTCAGAAAAAGAAATATTTTACAAATTTAAAATTCATGCTGATGCTTTTGAACATAATCAACTGCAAAGGCATGACCATGATGCCGTTCCATTATTCCCAAATGAGTTTGAACAAATGATTTTTAAGGAGGATTTATAAAATGTATATTGATTACTCAAGGTATCCCCGTCCAGAAAGCATTGCCTTTTTTGAAAGAGCAATTTCTAATCATAATGTAACAGACCACTTAGTAAAACTTGATGAATATCTTTATAGAATATATAGATATCAAATGCCCAGTTTTGATATACTTGTTACAAACCATTATACAATCGGTCTTGCAGATTATTACGAAATAATGAACGAATATCCTAACATACAAGGTATTGTGACTATATCAAATTGGAACGGTTATACACATCAAGCTAAAGTTGCTGCACGCAAAAATCATGTTGGTATTTTTATTATGAGAGAATTATTAGGAGCGTTAAATTGGAATGAACCATATAAATATGTTAAAACAGATGATGAAGGAAACGATCTTTTCTACGGAAGAAGCGAATAAAATACTTCATTCCATTTATCTATTTGGTTCTTTTATCAAAACGGCCAGTGCCAATGATATTGATATTCTTATCATATATCATTACTTTGAATGCCTTAATGAAATGAAGGCATTATATAATATAAAAGAGCAAATAGGAAATAGACTCTATGGGACATTCAAAATTCCAATTCATTTTATAACATTATCAACAGATGAATTAGAATGCATATGTATTCCTCAACAAAAATTTATTAAGCTATACTAGATTTTGGGTATCAAAAAGGTATCACGCCTCGCATCAAAAGCCGGAAAGTCCACTGTTTATGCGGATTTCCGGCTTTCTGTTTACTATTCGAACTCGATTTGGTAATGGCGTTTTCCAGAACTTTCATTGTTAAAAAAATTTATTCTACCACTCATTTTGTTGTTTCCTACTCTCTGTACTTTTGTCTTGATTTCCTTTTAACATCACGAAAACATCACGGGGTAATCTCCACCACATCCTCTATTCCGCATTGCAGCTTGAACCTTATCCGGTTTTTTCTTAGGCAACCAATGATATATTCCGCATTGTTCTCCACAATCTCATAGGCTCTCTCCGCAGAAGGGTAATTGTATGTTGTGTTATATCCATTCTTTACTCCATCACACTGCAATATGAAGAACGTTTCCAGTGCTTTTGTCTTTCTGGTGTGATCCTTCTTATCGAAAAAGCACAGCGTTTTAATTTCAAACTCATTGCCAGCATCATAGTCCATCTGTAACTCTCTAATATCATGATTTCCTTTACGCAAAGAATAGTAATGGCCCGCTATTCTACGAACCGCATCAGAAGCCATGCCAACATACGCTTTTCCATTATGCAGATTCCGTATTAAATAAACGCATGAAGGTTCTATATCGGCAGATATATCTTCAATCCTGATTTCATTCACCTTATTCGAAATCTTCATCGTAAACGATCACCTCTTCCACCTTGCACTGTAGGCGTTTGCATATCCGTTCCACTACATCAAGACTTACCTTCTGATTTTTTCCCATCTTCGCAAGTGTACCTCTGCTGACCGTTCCGTCCTCAACTAAATCCATTTTCTTCATATCCTTATCAATCAAAGTCTTCCAAAGTGGTTTGTATGTAATCATAATCATCACCTCTTTTATATCTTATCAAAGTTCATTCTCAACGTCAAGAAAAAGTTCTAATTTCTTGAAATTTTTTTCTATAAACTATTGACACTCGCTGTGCATATGGTAATATGTATATAACAAGAACGCAGAACAAAATTCTAATATATCAAAACTTTTAGGAGGGCAAACACATGTTGAAAAATCAGAAATTCGGAGTAGAAGTAGAAATGACAGGTATCACAAGAGAAAAGGCAGCTGCCATTGTTGCAGAAGTTCTCGGGACCACGGCATCCAGACCAGACAGCACTTGCTATCAAACTCGTATTATTGCTGACCAGGCGGCACGCAAATGGAAAGTTATGAGAGATTCCTCAATTACTTCAATCAGGAATGATGGCAGTGATTCTCCAATGGATGAGTATAAGGTAGAATTCGTAACACCGCCTCTGGGATATGAGGACATAGAGCTTTTGCAAAATATCATCAGAAAATTGCGTGAAAGCGGAGCAAAATCTCATAGCAGCTGTGGCATCCATATCCATGTAGACGGAGCAAATCATAATGCGAATTCTCTTCGGAGGCTGGTAAACTTTATGACTTCCCGGCAGGATCTGATTTATGAAGCACTTGAAATCGGGAATCGTGCCGACCACTGGTGTCACAAATTAAATTCCGCTCTCCTTATCGAAATGAAAAAGGACAAAAATCTTTCAAAAGAAAAAGCTGAAGAAATCTGGTACAGCAGTGCGAATGATGGGTATGAAGGCGGGATCAGCCATGAACACTATAACAGAACCCGCTATCACGGTGTCAACCTCCACAGCTACTTCTCCAAAGAAACTGTAGAATTCAGGCTTTTCAACAGCACCCTACACGCCGGAAAAATCAAGGCATACGTCCAATTTTACTTGGCCGTATCTGCATGGGCTATTACATCACAAGAAAAAATCGTATTCCGCTCCATGGCCGGATATACAGCCGAGAAGAAAGTTACCATTATGAGGAGCATCCTTACCCATCGGCTCGGACTGTATGGAGACGAATTCAAGACCTGTCGGCTACACCTTATGACACCCTTAAAGAAAGCCGCTGGCATGACCTGCAGAACAGCTTAATATACACGCTGACCTATCGGCATAACGGGGAGAAAGGAAATTATGATGGAAGAAAACACCTATATGGTAAAAATCTATGATGGAACAATGGGCTATGGTTCAATCGGAATCTTGCACAGCGGGCTATCAAAAGCAGCCGCAAAAAGTATTGCCAAGCACTATAGCAGGCAGCTTCGAAAGGCAGAAATTGAAAGCAAGAACGATATTGATATAGCTTATTTTGTTGAGAACCGTTATACCGGAGAGCCGGATTTGGATTATTGGAGATAACAGGAGGGTGAATCATGGGAAATTATACATAGCATACGGAAGCAATCTTAACCTGGCCCAGATGGCCGCTAGATGTCCCTCTGCGAGCGTTTATGCAAAGGGAGTATTAAATAACTGGGAGCTGGTCTACAGAGGCCGTAAGGCGAACTCACATGCCAAAATCATAAGAAAGCAGGGATCCACCGTACCGGTCCTTGTGTGGGAAATTCAGCCAGCAGATGAATACCGCCTCGACATATACGAGGGATACCCACGCTACTATTTCAAGAAAGACATCATGGTAACTATTGCCGGGAGGAAAAAGAAGGCCATGGTCTATATCATGGATGAAGCACAGCTCCCGGGCCGGCCTTCTATCCAATATGTCAAAACCATTCTTCAGGGATATGTAGATAATGATATGGACGTTAGTGTTCTTAAAAAGTCTTTGGAAGTAAATTTCATTGCATGTGCTTAAAATTTGTGATATAAAAAAAGACGTTCGAACCATGAACGCCTTTCTTTATGACGGCAGTGTTGCAGCACTACCTGTCAGATGATGATGAAATCAGAGAGCCGTTCTTGGTATGTAGGACTTTTGGACTTTCATCCGGCACCCGCACAATCAACTCATCAAGTTTGCAGCCCAGGGCTTCACAAATGAGATCTAAATGTTCCAGATTTACCCTGTCAACCAACTCATGGTACAATTCGTTGATTGTGTTCGGCCGGATGCCAGTGGCCCGTGCCAAGTCTGCCTGTGTCCATCTGAGTTCACCGAGCTTAGTAGATAGTAAAATTCTTATCATACGTTGCTGCTCCTTCCGCTACAAAATATCATTTTTTGACACTCCTGTGTGCCTTTTGATATTTTATAGCGGTTTCAGGTATAAGCTATCGTATGTAGTTAAACATGGCTATCAACAACTCGTTTACAATGCCACATACTGATCTGGGTGGAATTATCTGTCAAAATTCTCCAATCTCCTGAACTCCTTCTTTATTCGTCACATACAGTCCACACTCCAATGGATGTCCAACTCTTGGTTCGAAATAGTACCATTTACCATCCAGTTCCTGCCAGCCGGTCACAGCATATCCATCCCGATTGAAATAATATCTATGTCCGTTGATATTCTGCCAACATTCTTTATAATAGGTGAATTCCGTATCAGCATACCACCAGCCGTTTTTATCATGGTGCCATCCTATCTCGTATTTCCGTTTCTCACGGATCGCCGCTTTAAATTCTTCCCAAGTATGCTTTCCAGCGTTGTACACGTATGGATTCGGGCATATCTTCCCCACTACATCATAATGCCGAATCACATGATCAGCAGGCACATTATACTTTGCCATCAGCTCCTTTGTCAGATTAATAGCCGATGTAACTGTAGCATCTTCAAAATACCAGTCCTTGCTGGTGTCGGCTTGGCTCCCTTTATTCTGGACGCACATTTCTATGCCAATACTGTTTGCATTTGTGCAAATACCATAATAATTACCACCCTTTGTCTCAGGATACTTTTTTCCACCGCAATGCCATGCAATATCTTTATCTTCTACGCTCTGCCAAATTTCTCCATTAAATCCAACAAAATAATGTGCACTGGCTCCCCTGTTTCCCCCAGCATAATATCTACAGTTCGCTTCTGCCCCACCGGTAGCACCGACATAGTGGATCACGATATACTTAATCCGGTCAACGGTACCTATATTGTGGTTATATGGGGTTAATAATTTATTTACTTTCATAGTATTCTCCTTCTTTAATAAGGCCTGGAGGAATCCCTCCAGGCCAATTTGTTGCGATATCGCAACTGTTATTTTTTATCTTTATATCCTGTTCGATCCCAAATTTCCTTTATCCGTTCCCAGCCGTCCATGGATACCAAGGCCACTACAAAAGCTGCTATCATACAAGCAAACACCATATACCATGCTATCGGCTGACTTCGCCAGGCCATCAGTGCTGTAAATGCTGCCGGGCACAAAATCAGGGACAGGACGATCACTACTGCTGCCGTAGGCAGTTTATCCAGTCCTGGCCAGGATTTAATTACCTGAGTGATGACTGATACAATAAAGGCCATAATTCCAATGGCTATTAACAGATACGATAAACACTGCATAATTTCATTCATATTCATAACTTTTTCTCCTTCTGCCGCTTGTATCGGCCTTAATCTTTCTACTTATGTGCTTCCTGGTTCATATGTTTTTCAATTTTATCTACAGCCTCTGTTACCGGGCCATTGCAACCCTGTTCTTTCAACCCTTTCAGACATGCCAGAACCCCATATGTAAGAAGACACATTTCTTCCTTCATGGCTTTTATGTCTTCATCCTGCTTCTCCTGCCGTTGATACCAACGATAGACAGCAAATAGCCCGCCCAGAAGGGCCGTTACCGCTGCCAGAAAGGCCGCAGCTCCAATAATTACTTGTGCATCCACATACATCCAGATCACCTCCTTCCCATGAAAAAAGAGCCTTTCGGCCCTCTATCTTATATTGGCATCCAGACAATCTTGTCACTATGTCTGGTTAGCCCTATGTTATAGTGTGGCTGCTCTTCTTGCCACCACCAGTACCGGAGGCAGTCATCCAGCACGATCCCAGCCAATGCTACTGGTAACCATAAAACGAAAAACTGCGGGCAAACCTGCCCTAGAATATTCCCTGGCATTCCGCTGTAATCCCACACACACCATCCCAGCCACAGATTCACCACACAACCGGTTAGGAATTCCAATACTGTGATGATGCTGGCGCCGATCAGAGTCTGTTGCCATAGTGGCATATCCCACGATATGACCTCGTTAATCAGTCCTAGAGCCGTAAAGCACAGTCCACCCAAGAAAAACATTGTCCAGTGCGTCCAACTCCTGTAAAACAGCTCCAGAAGGTTATATAACAGCCCTCCTGTTACAAATAAAAACAGATATTTACGACACTGATTCATCCTCACTCTCCTTTGCCATAGCAGCTATATGCTTTCAGCACTTCCGACTGGTACTCCTCCGGCACATCCGCTCCATAGAAAATCTCCATCACCTCATCTGCGTCTTGGCAGCCGGCAATCCACATGTTGAGAGCATTACAATATGTAGTGTGATAGCTGACATGGAACATAGCCGCCTGTATAATGGTCTGCATATCTGCTGCGGAATAATATTGGCATGGCTGACCGTCTGCGTGATACTCCACCTGTTCTGCTCCGACCGCAAGCTGTACCTGTTTACCAAGCAAGTTGATCTGATCATGTTCCGTCAGCGAAAAATGTCCTGTGCTGCCATCCTGCAAGGCAACACTAACTCCCTTGTAGATAATCCTCTCGCAAGCTGTGGAGACCTCCTGATACTTTGATGCCTTAGCTGCTGCCAATAGCTCCTCTGGTGTCGGTACAAATGGTTCTGGAGGCAGTTGTTCTCCTGGCTCCCCTAGTTCCTTTGGTGGTTGGTA